TGGCAAAATACACATCCAACAAACACTGAATTTTATACAGGTGGTGGCTACAATAATACTAACGAAGAACATATTGTTCTTTTGTTCGGGAATCAATCAGGAGTTTCTAAAGTAGGAACATTCACTGGTAACGGAACTAATCAAAATATTGATTGTGGGTTTAGCAACGGAATACGTCTCCTTATGGTGAAAAAAGTAGGTACAGGAAACTGGTATTTCTGGGATGAAGCAAATTTAGGAAGTCAATATCACTATTTTTGGTATATCAAAAATCAAGCAGGGTTCATCACTAATCAAGACACAATTGATACCTACAGTGCAGGGTTTAATATAAAATTTAACACCAATCAATCCATTAATACTAATGGAGACACATATTTATTTTATGCAGTTGCGGCATAACTCAAGGTCAAAAAGGAGTAACAACTAATGGCTGAATATCGTAATCGTACAACAGGTGAAGTTAAAACACAAGGTGAACTTAGGAAAGACAATCCCAATACGTCCTTTCCTAAAATATGGAATAGCAATGTTTTTGATGCATTAAATGTTGATCCAGTAATGATTGCAGCAGCACCTACAGATGGAATAGGTAAGTATCAACATGCTGTTAGAAATGGTGTAGAGCAAAACTCTAATAGTGACTGGGTATATGCATGGAAGATCGTTGATATGTTTGCTGATATAGATGGTGGGCAAACTAAAGCAGAGCAAGAAACTGCATATCAAACAAGTCTTGATACTAATGCAGCAAGTAATAACCGCAAAAAACGTGATACTTTACTTTCTGAAACAGATTGGTGGGCAGTATCTGATCGTACAATGACCTCTGCTCAAACAACTTATCGTACTGCTTTAAGAGATTTGCCAACACATTCTAACTGGCCTCACCTTGAAGCAGATGACTGGCCTACTAAGCCATAGGGTATAGGATATGGCTGACATTAAACTAACATCAGAAGAAATAGAGACAATGCTAGACAACGCAGCTAGGCGTGGTGCTAAAGAGGCACTACGTTCTATCGGGTTACTTGACGATGATGCACAAAAAGATATACTAGAAATGCGTAACTTGATAGAAGCATGGAGAGATACACGTAGAAGTATATGGAGTACTGTGGTAAAGTTAGCTACAGTTGGAACACTAACATTCATAGCAGGTGCTGTTTGGATGACATTTGGTAAGTAAGGCATAAACAATGAATAATCAATTTAAAAATCCTACATTCGGTGGTTTCAAACCAAATGCAATGCAACGTATTGCAGGAACATTAGGTTATACAGGAGAGATGTCTGGGTTTCAATCTTACCTAGAGCAAAACCCTGATAAGAAAAATCAAATGGATGAGTTTAAAAAAGCAGCTATGATGATGGCTAAAGGCGGTAGTGTACGAAAATTTCAAGCAGGTGGTTTTAACAATCCAAATGCATCATCATATTCAGCTAATCAATATTCTGCGAATCCTGCACAAACTTCTGCAGAATTTAGAGCAGTAGCACAGGCACAACAAACGGCTGCAAATAATAATGATGATGGTCCTTCAGTAAATCAACCTGTACAACTTGGTCAACAAGTAGAAACAGTTCAGTACGTGCCTCAAGGTGGACCACCCATCCCTTACCAACAATCACAACAGTATCAACAACAAGGTCAGACTGTACAACAAAATGCAGCAGGTAGTTTTGACATAGTTGATGCTTCAGGTAAAGTTATTAAAACAAATATTGATACTGCTGAACAGGCACAACAAATGTCTGGTCAACAACGACCTTATGCACCATTTGACGTGCCTATAACTACTATGCCTATTCCAGACTTAGGTGACTATGATCCCACTAAAGGTATGCCAGAGCCATTACCAGAACCAGACTTTAGCACTGGGTATTTATTACCTGACTATGCAGAAGGACAGTTAAAAACTATTGTAACAGGCGGTACTGATCTTAGTAATATTAAAATAGAAGGTAATACTGTAACATTTGCTGATGGTAAAACAATACAAGCACAAACACCTGAACAAGCTCAGATGATTGTAGATGCTGCAAATAAATATAAAACAGAAGTACAAGACCCATATAAACTAAAAGAAACTGCATATCGTAATTATTTATCTAGTGGTGTAACTTCAGGTGTAACTGGTGATATTGAAAATATTGAACAGGAATTTAATACTGCTCAGTCTAACTATACACAACTACAATTAGAGTTAACACGTTTAAGTAATCAAGCTAAAGCTAATCCAGATGATCCTTATTTAAAGGAACTTGTAGAAGCTAAAGGTAAAGAGTTTTCTGATGCTAAATTACGTTTAGATCAACTTACTCCTTTGTATCAGTCAACACAAAAAACTATATCAGATGTAATGACTGAACGTGCAACTGATCCTACATTACCAGAAGGTGCTAAAGTTGATCCTGCTATGATTACACAGCAACAAGGTCAGTTTATTGAGGCAGGTAGTGGTCAGGTGTCTGGTGACGGTGGTGTAGATTCTGTAGCATTAGCAGATACATATCTTGCTGCAAATGTAGATCAACCAAATACAGCTAAGTATGAGGCAGATGTACGTGCAGATCAAGTAGCTGCACAAACACAAGCATTAAATGCTGCACAGACAAATGAAGACGATGCACGTGCACAAGTATCTGCAGCTATGGCTACAGCCAGTATGGTTGGTGATCTTAATGCTGCACAAGGCACTGCACATCAAATGACTAACGAAGTACAACGTGATCTTGATGCAGGGGAATTAGTTGATGGTGCATCAACAGATGCAACCAAAGCAGCTAAGTTTACTGAACAAGTAGAAGCAGCAACTGCCACACCTTCAGAGAAAGCAACAGTACAGGGTCAGCTAGTTGGCCTTATGGAACAGTTTGAGGGTACAACACCACCTGCATGGGCCTCTGGGGCTGTACGTCTAGCTAATCAACAGATGGCTGCACGAGGTCTTAGTGCTTCATCAATGGCAGGACAGGCTATTGTACAGGCAGCTATGGAAAGTGCATTACCGATTGCACAAGCTGATGCCTCTACACAGGCAAGCTTTGAGGCACAGAACCTATCTAATGTTCAAGCACGTAGGATGCTTGCAGCAGAACAACGTGCACAGTTTTTAGGTCAAGAGTTTGATCAAGACTTTCAGACTCGTGTACTAAATGCAGGTAAGGTTAGTGATGTAGCTAACATGAACTTTACTGCTGACCAACAAATACAGCTAGAAAATGCACGTATGGTACAGACGATGAACCTAGAAAACTTGTCTAATCGTCAGGGTATGGTTCTTGCAGAGGCATCTGCACTAGCTAACTTAGACATGGGTAATTTAAACAATCGTCAACAAACGTCTGTACAAAATGCCCAGAACTTTTTGCAAATGGATATGGCTAACTTATCTAATGAACAACAGACAGAACTATTTAAGTCACAGCAAGTTATACAGTCTATGCTTACAGATCAATCTGCAGTAAATGCTTCACGTCAGTTTAATGCTCAATCAGAAAATCAAGCTAATCAGTTCTACGATAATTTAAACTCTACTATTAACATGCATAACAGTGAGCAACAAAATGCACAAGAACGTGCTAATGCAAATATGATTAATAATGCAAAGCAATTTAACGCAGAGATGAAAAATAATCGTGAGCAATTTAATGCAAGTAACCAACTAGTAGTAGATCAATCTAATGCTACATGGCGTAGAGAAATTGCAACACAAGATACTGCAGCTACTAATCGTGCAAACGAATTAAATGCAATAAACACACTTGACATATCTAATACTTCTTACAATAATATGTGGCAGCTATACGGTGATCAAATGGAATGGGCATGGACAAGTGCAGAAAACCAACAGGATCGTATAAACGAACTAGCACAAGAACAGCTATCAGTTGAAGAACGTAAGATGATGATTGATGCAGAGTCATCTAGATCATTTGGTAGCCTTGTGAGTAATCTATTATTTAGTGATTTAAGCAACACATTTGCAGGAAGTTTTATTAGTGGTTTAGGGTAAGGAAAGAATATGATTAATTTATATACTGCTGCAGCAAAAGGATATTCAAAAGCTGTACGTGATTTAGAAAAACAAAACAAGCCAAAAGTAGAACCCCAAAAAACTGGTGGTTTACTAGCACGTGATATGTCACGTATGCCTAAACAACAAGAAGGTAGCAATAAAGAACCATATGATATGGTGCTAGACGCAATGAAACAAATTCGTGAATATAGGAGTAAACTTTAATGTCACAAAATTATCGTAAGAGTTTTAATGCTCCTATTCCTGGACAGAGCTTAACTGCTGAACTAGGTGCACGTCCTTGGCAACACCCACCACAATATAATACAGTAGAAGAAGCTATGGATTTCTATGCACCAAGAATACTAGAGCCACAGTTTCGTGATCAGATAGTAGATGTAATGGAACTAGGTATTCCCCTTACAACCATAGCAAACTCCTTACAATCTGGTGGTGTCATGCAAGGTAAGCATAGTATAGATGTAGGTATACTTATCATGCCTGTACTTATTGAAATGTTATCTTATGTAGGTGATGAAGAAAAGATTGAGTATGTTGTAGGTACAGAGATGGAAGATGAGGATAAAGATAAGTTTCGTGACTCAACAATTGCAAAGGCAATGCGTAGTGTAAAAGAAAAGATGGAAGAAGCAGGTAAAGAACCCATAGAGGAGTTACCTGAGAGTGGTGTAGAAGAAGAAAGTATGGCTGAAGAACCTGCACCTGCAGGACTAATGGCACGGAGGCAGTAATGGGATTTAATTTTGGAGCATTTGTTGGTGGCGCAT